GCGTGGGATGACAGAAGTAATCCGTGGCCGATGTTTGACCGCAGACTAGACCGCTTCCAGCGAATCGTTTGCGACATAGAATCACTCGGCGGATCCAAGCTTGTTTGCAACAACACGATAGAGTACGTTGACCACATCAACAAGCTGGTTCGTGAAAAAGACTGGACGCGCCTACTAGCGCACCACTACACCCGCTATCTCGGAGATCTTTCAGGTGGACAGGCTATTGCAGCTCTTGTTATGCGCAACCTGATGATCCCGCCAAACTTTCTATCCTTCTACGAGTTCGACGAGATCGAGGATAAGGTCCGCTACAAGGAGACCTACCGTGAAGGACTAGACAGTCTAAATCTTTCTACTGCCGACACAAAAATCTTCATTGACGAGGTCATTCTTGCTTTTAGGTTTAACCAGTATATTTTTGCTGAGTTAGAAAAACGCTGGCTAAGCTAGACTTATAGCATGGGCAAATCAATCATGGAGCAGATCGCGCTCCTACCTCCAGACGAACAACGCGAGGCGTTGGCTGGACTAGATCCCGAAGTATTGATGTGGGACTGGTCTGTCTGGGGTCGCCCAGAGCAACAGGCTCCACCAGGCGACTGGAACATCTGGCTTGTCCTAGCTGGACGTGGTTTCGGTAAGACCCGCCTTGCATCTGAATGGGTGCGCGAAGAAGCGAAATACACCAACACCGGCCAGCGTCGTTTCGGTCTTGTTGCACGTACCGCAGCTGACGTGCGTGACGTTATCGTTGAAGGTGAATCAGGAATCCTGAACGTCACTCCTCCGAGCGAGCGTCCACTCTACGAGCCTTCGAAGCGTCGTCTAACTTGGCCTAACGGAAACACCGCCACCCTCTTTACCGCTGACGAGCCTGACTCGCTCCGTGGTCCGCAGTTCACTCACGCATGGGGCGATGAGATTGCAGCTTGGCGTCAAACTCCAGATGCCGCAGGTATGACCGCGTTTGACAACTTGCGTGTTGGTACTCGTCTTGGTGCGAACCCAAAGATTCTGGTTACCACCACTCCGAAGCGCACTCCGCTTCTTTACAAACTTATTGAAGAGTCCATGAAGGGCGAGATTGTAAAGATCACTCGCGGTTCCACGATGGACAACGCTGGAAACCTTTCAGGCGCATACCTTGACACCATGCTTGGCGTTTACGAGGGAACATCTCTTGCCCGTCAGGAACTTTACGGTGAAATGCTTGAGGCCATGGAGGGTGCTCTATGGACCGAGGAAATGATTGAAGCTGGCCGAGAGGGATACTATCCGCTCTCGACGCCACTGAGAGTGATTGGAGTTGATCCATCTGTTGCGGAAAATCCGAGAGACGAGTGCGGTATTGTGGTTTGTGCTTCTACTGCTGAGCATGACCTTTACAAGAGGCAAGCGTGGGTCCTCGAGGACGCGTCGGTCCACGGATCGCCAGACGTCTGGGCTAACCAAGTTGTTAAGATGGCTCGCAAATGGGGCTGTCCTGTTGTTGCGGAAGTTAACCAAGGCGGGGCACTTGTACGCAACGCGATTAACACCATCGACCCATCAATTAAAGTACTCGAAGTCCACTCAAAACAAGGAAAAGCTCTCCGAGCAGAGCCAATCACACTAGCTTATGAACAGCAACGCGTCCACCACGTTGGATTCTTGGCTGATTTGGAGTCCCAGATGATCTCATGGGTGCCTGGAGAGGGCAAATCACCTGACCGTGTGGATGCTCTGGTGCACGCAATGACCGCATTGCTCATTAAACCGCCTGCAGGCTTCTCTGGAGGCAAGATTCGTGCTAAATCGCTATCTGATCGCCGAATTCCAAACACTAGACCAGGAAATAACGGAAAAATCTTCCGAGTGCGCTAATGAAAGTTTTACTAGACGTATTTCCAGCACACTTGGCGGTGGTTCCGGCTGGCACCTTTGATGATGTTTACTCTTTAAAGTCCAACCCAGCTACCCCCGACGCATTTTATAGAGCAACTACTCGCGTTGTTGTCACTGACGAGGCTATTTTTGTTGCTCAGGACTCTCCTAACGGTGCTCAGGTGATTTTTCAGGAGAAGTATGACCTTTTATTGCCCGCTGCAGACAAAAAAAGTGATTACAGGGTTGTAACCAAGTCTGGAAAGATGCTAGCATTCCAAAAAGATACGAATTGCGGATGCGGATCGCGTCTTCGCAGTTGGAATGCTTATAAAACTATTACGGCACTGAAGGACGGACTGTGAGTATTGACTGGTTTTCGTACTTGCTATTAGTTTTAGCTGCCTATAGAGTTACTCGAGCAATAACTACAGACACAATCTTCGAGTTTGCTCGAGAAAAAGTGTGGAAAAGGTTTCCACCAGATACAAAACTTGGATATTTGATCACTTGCAACTGGTGTACTGGTTTTTGGGTGTCAATTGTCTTTGTCGTGGCCTATATTTTAGTGCCAGATATCGTTTTTGTGGTATCATTAGTCTTATCAACGTCTGCATTAGTGGGTATCATTTCTTCTAAGGCTGAATAACAGGGAGTACCCTTGGGAATTTTTAAAAAGAACAACAAAAATGCTCGCGGTAGAGCATTGGCTGCCGGGTTGCGTGCATCTACTCCCCGAAGTGCAACCCCTATCGCGCCAGGCATCTCTGTAGACTCGTTCGGTCTCGTATACGCAGAGCCTGCAGCCTACAACACACCTCGACCACTTACTGCTGCCGCTGCCCAGATCCGAATTGGTGACAAGACCGAAGCGGAGATGTTTAAGAATCGCCGTCAATCAGCTGCGACTGCGTGGCAGGCCGAAGCATGGGAGTATTACGATGCAATTGGTGAAGTTAAATATGCGTTTAACCTTGTGGCGTCTGTCGTATCACGTATCCGCCTTTACGCTGCTGCTGTAGACGACCCTTCGGAGTCTCCAGTACCGGTTGACATGTCAAAAATTGTTGACCCTCAGCTGGCATCAGCTGCTCAGCGTGCACTTTCTCGTCTTGATTCGGCTTACGGAGGCCAAGCAGGTCTTCTAAAGGACGCGGCCCTAAACTTGCAGGTCACTGGCGAATGCTACCTAGTTCAGGTACCAGAACGTATTGGCTCACAGATCCCCGAGTCATGGGACATCCGCTCAGTGGATGAACTACAGCTCGACTCTCGTGGAAACTACACAATCAACCCTATTCGCGATGCTAGCGGTTCTTCTTCGGGCCAAGCTGGCAAGAATGCAATCAGGTTGCCTTCCGATGCGTTCATCGGACGTATTTGGAAAGCACACCCTCGCTACTCAATGGAGTCTGACAGCTCGCTACGCGGACTTTTAGATCTCTGTGCGGAATTGTTGCTACTTAACCGTACTTTCCGCGCTACGGCCCGTTCTCGCCTCAATGCGGGTGCTTTGTACCTGCCTGATGGTTTGTCTGTTGCAGCTAGCCCAGACCCAGACTATCCGTATGACGAAGATGGCGAATACAACGAGCTGTACAACACCGAGGAAGCTGCTGACGACTTCGAAGACCAGCTCATTGACGCGATGACCACTCCAATCAAGGACGAGGACTCTGCTTCGGCTGTTGTTCCTTTGATTATTCGTGGTCCGGCTGAACTTGGTGACAAGATTAAGCAGTTCAAGTTCGAGCGTTCATTCGACGCATCGCTAGTTGCTCGTGCTGACCGTGTACTAGAGCGCATCATGCAGGGTCTAGACGTCCCTAAAGACGTTGTGACGGGACTTGCGAACGTTAAGTACTCCAACGCACTACAAATTGATGAAGCCCTCTACAAGGCGCACATCGAGCCTCTGATGCTTCTTATTGCTGACGCACTGACTGTTGTCTACCTGCGTCCATACCTAATCGCCAACGGCTACGACAAAGATGAAGTAGACCGTATTCAGGTTTGGTATGACCCGAGCCAGGTTGCTACTCGTAACGACCGTGCAGCTGACGCTGACTCTGGTTTCGAGAAGATGGCAGTGTCTTTCAACACTTGGCGTCGTGCGCATGGCTTCTCTGAGGCAGATGCACCGAGTCCAGAAGAGTTGGCGCTACGTCTTGTTGTCGAGAAGGGTATGATCACTCCAGAGTTGACTCAGTCAATGCTAGAAGCGGTTGCACCAGAGCTCAAGGACATTATCAACGCAGCTCACCAAGCTAGCTCGGTTGCCCCGATGACCCCAGAGATTGAAAACATTCTCGAGGGTGGCCCAGGGACACCTACTCCAGAGCCGTCGGCTGAAACAGGTCCACCTGAAGCACCACCTACATCGGCAGCCCCAACCGCAGAACCTGAGGTACCTACACCATGATCTACGAAAAAGAAGGTCTAGCAAAACAGCTGGCGCATTTGCTAGCTGACGTCACCAACCTCGGGTTTCTAGCTCAGGGATATCACTGGAATGTGAAGGGTCTTAACTTTTCTCAGTTTCACGACTTCTTTGCAGAGATCTACGAAGACGTTGATAGTGCCATTGACCCGCTTGCTGAAAATATCCGCAAGCTAGGGTATGACTCTCCTTACATGCTTACTGATTTTGCTGAGCTAACTTGTATTGTCCGTCAAGAGCGCGAACTTGGTGACGCAGTGTCAATGGTGGAGTCTTTGGCTCGAGTAAATCAAGCCATCCTTATTTGCTACAAGCAGACTTTTGACATGGCTGACTCATGTAACGAGCAGGGAATCGCGGACTTTCTTGCTGGACGCATTGACATGCACCAGAAGTGGCAGTGGCAGTTGAAATCAACTCTAGGGGTTCAGTAATGTCATACGTTGACGACATCTTCAAAAAGAATAATGGCGAGTACGTATTAGTTCCCGAAGAGGAAGAGCTAGCCAATGCTCTTCAGCTAATTGCCAACAAGTACGGCAAGTTCAACGATGACAACACCGGAATCTGGGCAGGCTACACTCCTGCATCAGAGAACGAAGAGAACGCAGCCATTGGCGTCAAGTGTGGTAACTGCGTTTTCTTTAATGCACCTAACGGTTGCTCAATTATTGCAGCTGAAGTTGAAGATGGCGGGCTCTGCCGTTTCGCAGTTCTGCCGGATGGTGCAGTGACCGCGACTGCCGGGTCTAAGCCAGCTCCCAAGAAAGACCGAATCAAGGGCTCTGACAAGAACAAAAAGGGATCGGCTGCCGAAGGCAAGTCTGTGAACTTTACCGAAGACATCATCACGGCCCTGAAAAACAAGTTAGAGACACACAACAAGAAGGCACCAGACGGTAGGAAAGCTACTATGGCAGCCCTAAAGGCTGTGTATCGCCGTGGTGCAGGTGCATTCTCTACCTCGCACCGACCAGATCAAAACCGCAACTCGTGGGCCATGGCTCGTGTAAATGCATATTTGCACCTACTGCGCTCTGGTTCTCCTAAAAACTCAAAATATACAACTGACAACGACCTGCTTCCAAAAGCACATCCGAAGTCAACTAGAAAATAAATTGTCTAGTAATACGGTAAAATTCTAGTATCATAGCTTAAGCAATTATTGCCCTGCTCAGGAAGGCCTAAAGTGAGCTCAGCATTCACTAATCTCATCAGCAAGATTGAAAACTACTACGCTGATCGCGACTACACCACCGAGGATGCCGAGTATCTTTCTCGACTAGCCATCGTTGAGTACGCCAAGGAAAAGAACGTGCTGGTTGCTTCAGCTCGTCAGGTTCCAGAGACTTCGATTGACAACATCATCGATACAGCGATCCACTTCAACCTAGATGCTGACCCAAGCGAGTGGATGCTATTCGCAGCTAATGCTGTTGACAACGTTCTTAACTACTCCCACCACGGTATTCTCGCCTCTGGCCTTGGCGAATACACCGACTTCCTACCACTAGGACACCCTTCACGAACCAATCGTGTAGCTATGACTGCTTCTGCCCTAGCTCGGGTAACCGCCCTATGGGTGGCTGGTGACCCACGTATTGCTTCAGAGCAGGCTCGTCTTGACGTATATAGCGCATATGCAACCAAGCCTGGTTCTGTAGAAGCTGAGTACGCTAGCGCAAAGCTAGGCGCATTGGTTGCAGCTGGCTACGTCCCAGAGGATGTAGTCCTCCCTGTTACTGCAGCTTTCAAGATGAGCTTCGCTATGCGTTCTGCAATGGCAAAGGCGTTGGCTGCTGTTCGTCGCCGTCACCGCAATGGTCGATTTGCAAAAGAGTTTGGTCGTTTGCGTGGATTCTTCAGTCGCAAGGATGGAAGCATCTTCTCCGAGGACGCTCGAATTGTTGGTGCACCTAAGGGAACCAACAACTTCCAAGTTCAGATCAAGGATAGCCCGGAGATTCCAGACGGTATCTACACCATTGACGCAGCAAAGACCGAGCCAGTCATGGCTATTCTTTCTAAGCGTGCGCTTTCTAAGGTTAAGGGCCTAAAGGCCAACCGCTCTATTGAGAACCCAAGCAAGGCAGACATTGCTTCTGCAATTCCACTAGAGGACTTCCTAAAGACTCGTGCCGACGCTCCAGAGGGTTGGACCAAGAACGAGGATGGTTCTTTCACTTCTAAGTCTGGCCAGACTGTTAAGGCAGTTGACGCTCAGCCAGAGGGTGATTATATGGTCGAGGGCGCTGGCGAGAGCGGTGCAATTGACCCTACCCAGCCACTATTCGAGATCCGCGACAAAGACGGCAAGATTCTTGGTGTTGGTCAGGACTGGGCAGGCCTCAACAAGATCGCTATGACCTATGACGCCCTAAATGGCGAAGGTGTCATTGACCCAGAAGAGCCAGGCCTAGACCAGAAGGCTGGCGGCTCTGACCGTGGTTCATTGGTTAAGGAGCTTGATGCTGCAGCCAAGGCATGGCTTGACAAGAAACAGCTTGGTCCAGACGAGTATGACGAGGCTACAGACTCTCTTCCTAATCCTGACGTAACAGCTGACTTTATCTTAGATGCCGAGAAGTCTGGAGATACTTCAGAACTTAAGGAAATGCTGGACTCGGTGTCCGATGAGCCACACGCAGAGGTAATTAAGAATGCGATTGACCGCATCGAGGCTGGTAAGGGTCTAGACCAGAATGCTGGCGAAGGCAGTAACTGGTTTGACAACGCGATTGACTGGGATCACCTAACTGACTCCCAGAACTGGAGCCAGTTTAAGGCCGGGGCGGCTACCTATACTTCTCCAGATGGAAGGCTAGAGCTTACTTGGGAAGCGGACGGTGAAGGTGATGTCGGCTTCGGCTTTACGGATCTTTCTGGAGTCTCTGTAAAGTACGATGGTCAGCCTATTGGCTCATTCCGTGCCACCCAAGATGATATCGAAGATGGCGATATTGGAGGCGGTCTTGACAACCTCCTAAAAAAGACTTCATGGTTTAATCCAGATAACCTAGTTAAGACTGAAAACGATGGAAAGTCTTACGGCTTTGATACCGATAAGGGTTATGTAGAAGTAACTCCAGAGTTTGATAAGAACGGCAACCTCACCGGCTACAAAGTAGAAAAAGAAGCCAGCGACCTAATTGACGAGAACCGTGAAGGGTTCTATGCTGATTCTCCTAGGTTCAAGACAAAAGAAGAAGCCCTAGCCGAGGCAGAGAAGTTTGCCAAAATCCTAAATGACCCTGACCAGCTATGGGAGCTTCTCAACCAGTCTGCGAATGACGACCCAGGATTTGATCAGGCCCCGGGCGAAGCACCGAAACTAAGTGCTGCTGGTAAGAAGATTGCCAAGGACCTAGGTGACCACAAGTTCTTCCTCGAAGAAGATGCAGACGGCAACTTTACTGGAGGAGAATCAACTTACACTTCTCCAGATGGTCGCGTAGAGGTTAAGTACCGTGACGGCTCGTGGTTCGATGACGAGAAGGGCTACGTTGCTTGGGACGAGATGCAGGTTTCTGTCGATGGCAAGCTAGTCGAAGGTGTAATTCGTAATAACCGAGAGTCATGGCCTGACTTTCTTGACCGTGTTGCTGCTATGGCAGAGAATGGTCTAGAGAACCCTAACTATGCAGAAGAGAAGAAGGCTAAGCGCGAAGCCGACCGTAAGGCTCAGGAAGACTTCTACAACTCTCCAGAGCAGGTAGAGAAGCGTGCCCGTGCTAAGTGGGAGAAGGAGCAGGAAGAAGCTGCTCAGGCCCAAGCTCGCGATGCAGCTGACAAAGAAGGTCTACTTAACAAGGTAGATGATCTAGCAGAAAAAATCTTCAATGGCGACAACGACGACAGCGTTTGGGTTGGCGACGAAGACGAAGATGGCTACCGCAACTGGGGCGTCTACAACGAAGATGGCGATGAAGTTGCCACTGGTAATGCCGGACCAAGCTGGGGCCCTACCGATATTGCTTCCGAAATCCGTGACGGTATTAACTCATACCTAGACAAGAAGATGGAAGAAGAAGCTGACTTCCAGTCAGGCTTTGACCAGAAGACTGGCGAAGACAAGGCGGAGGCACCAGCCAAGCCACTGTCTGAAAAGCAGATGGAACCAGCTACTGATAAGCAGTATGCACTTCTTGAGGAGCTTAACTCAGAGCGTGATGGTATTGACCCAGTCACTCAGAAGGCTATTGACGATGCACTAGCCAACAAGAACCTGACAAAGGCTCAGATGGCATCTTTGTTTGGCGACCTAACTAAGAAACCTTTCAAGCCAAACGTAGACCCAACCAAGCCAACCGAGCGTCAGATCAACTCGCTTCAGGGCTACCTAACCACCAAAGAACTAACCCCTGACGAGATGAACGACATTCTTGCTCAGCTTGATGCGGGATTGGATCGCGATTCAATCGAAAAGATTACCGCCAAGCTACGTCGTCGTCCAGACCGCCAGCAGACCGAAGGCTTTGACCAAGCTGCTGGAATTGACAGCGAGTTCGATGACGAATATGACTCAGCGCACGCCGAGGTAGAGTCTGCAATTGACCAAGCTCTAGATGACTACCAGAGCTCTCTCGAGGCTGACGGACTATCCGAGTCAGAGATTTCTGACAAGATGGACGAAGCAAACCAGATTGCCGAGCGTCTACGTGATTCGTCAAATGTTGCTGATGCATTGGGCGCTGAGCGTGACATTGCCAACGACACCACTGGTGGAATCTTTGACAAGATTGTCGAAGACATTCGCACCAATGCGGAGGCTCTAGACTCACGTAAGCAGAAGAACTTGGCTGATGCTGATCAGGCGAAGACAGATGAAGTTCAGGCTGCTATTGACGGCGATGATGCAGACTTCCTCGAGGACATCGTAAACGACCCGAGCTACAGCGAGTACCAGTCTCAGATTGAGGACGCCCTAGCGGACATCAACGCACGTAAGGGTGAAGAAGAGCCTGGATTTGATCAGAGGATGGGACTCACCGCGTGGGAGTACTCTTCTCCAAAGACTGACTCTAAGTCTGGAAAGAAGATTGATTCTAGGCCTAAGTATGCCGACAAAGATATCAAGGATCGAATTGATAACGCTATTTTCGAGGCTGAAAAAGCTGCCGAAGCAAAGCAAAAGGCGATCGAAGACGAGGGTGGTGGCCGTGGCGACACCGAGTGGGATGACGCACAGCGAGTGCTTGACCAGTTCGCTTGGGCAGCTAGGGCTAAGAACTACAACTACCTTCCAAATGAAGACTACATCCGCGATCAGTATGAAGAAATCGAAGATGCTTGGGATACTCAGGACAAGCTAACACGTGAGCGTGAAGGCCAGAACCAAGAGTTTGCTAAGAACTGGTCTGACCTAGATCAGTATCAAAAAGATGAAATCATCTCTAAGGTCGAAGACTACTTTGATGAGTGGCAACGGAAAGACCCTAGCGATTTCTACACTTCCATGTTTGACTTCGCTAAAAACCATCCAGACGGTCGTCGCGTCATGGAGAAGCCATACAACTATGTAGATGACTTTATCGAATACAAGAGCGAAGACGACAGCGAAGGTCTTGGATTTATTTTCGACGAGGCTGGCATCGGCTTCCCAGAGGAAGATGGATTCGACCAAGCTCCAGGCAAGACTCTATCTCCAAAGATGATGGAGCCAGCTACTGACGCTCAGTATAGCTACTTGCAAAGTCTGTTTGACAGCAAGACCGGAATTGATGACGAGACTGCTCAGGCCATTAAGGAAGCTCTTGACTCGAAGAACTTGACTAAGGCTCAGGCTGGTGGATTCATCGGTAAGCTCCGTGACCTTGGTGACAAGGAGAACATGGGGCAGTACGGCAAGCCTTCTCAGAAGATGATTGACTCTGTAAAGCGTGACGTCTACGCTAAGGGCCTGTCTGACGCAGACCGCGAAGAAATTCTTAAGGGTCTAGAGGACAAGTCAAAGGGCGATGTCTCATTTATCATCAGCATGCTGAAAGAAATGGATGACGTCGAGGGCGGTATTCCAAAGTACATTGACAGCCTAGTTCAGAGTGGTGACGTAGATGCATTGAAGCGTCTACGTGCTGATGACCGCTACGGACGCTGGTCTAGCCAGATGGATGACGCGCTAGCAAAGATGGACTCTGGCGACAACGGTTTTGACCAAGCCCCCGGAGAACGCTCTAGCGGTGACCGAACCCAGATGAAGCCAGAACTAGTTTCTCTAGCTGAAGAGGTAGAGAACAGCGAAGAAATCGGCTACGCGTTTCTAAACAAGAATTTTGTTGATGGTCTTGACCTCAATGATCTTGATGATGCCTACTACCTACACGCTGAACTAATGGATGCATACAAAGCGATGCGCCCTACTTCAGAAGAGGGTAAGGCACTAGAGGCCCGTCTCAAGAAGGCCGCTGACGACCTACTTAACCGTATCGAGTCAGACCTAGGCCCTATCGAAGCAGCTAAGCGTGACCCAGAGGACATGGGAAGCAGTTTTGAATTTGATAATGCTGTAGATGACCTTCCAGACTTCTTTGATTACTACTTCCCCACAAAAGAATCTGACGACATGAGGAACGATCCTGATGGTGGTTCAGTTGGTGACAACCGCGGTGGCGGCTGGGAAGGTCGAGTCAGTCAGAACGAGGAAACTGGCAAGTGGGAAGCAGACATGAGCTCCCCTGGTCAGGCTTCTGAAAGCTATAGCGAAGAGTTTGATGATCAGGACGATGCAGCCGACTGGATTGCTAACGAGCTTGATCGCCAAAATACTATGGCACGAGACCGTGACACTGGCATTCTTGCTGAAGACGGTCTTGCCGGACTCATCGAGGAGTATGGAGATGATCCAGCGGAACTAGCTGGTGTTCTAGAAGGTGTCATTGGATGGCTTCGAGGTACTAACCGAGGACAAGCACAGAAGATTGCAAGCACCCTAGATGACTACGTTACTCGCCTACGCGAGCAGCTGGCCAAAAACCCAAAAGCTTAGCCCCCAACGAGGGGGCTGAGCCTGGATTAGATCAGGACGCTCCAGATTTAGATCGAATCAAGAGCATCCTAGATAAGTACCGCACTAAGCCAACTGCTACCGAGGCTGTACGTCCGTCTGTAGCCGAAGGTGAGCCGGGATCTAGAACTAATCCACTCGAGCTTACTCAGGAGCAGCTTGATGAAAAGCTTGCTTCTGTAACCGAGACGAATAAGGTTGCAGCCTCCAGTGTTTTGTCTAGCGTACTAGACAAACTACGTAATCCTAGAAGCATCAAAGACTGGGTACAAAAGTGGAAGAGAGACGGTAACCGACCTCTCCCAGTCAACCCTGCCAGTGAGACCCACTACACCGGCCCTAACCTATTGGTCCTAGAAAACGCAGCTTCAGAAAACGGATTTAGCGACCCTAGATGGATGAGTGCGTCTCAGGTTGCTCGGGCGGGGGGAACAATCCCGGCTGGAACCAAGGGTACTCAGATTCTTGTACCTAGCTTCTTTGTAACCACCCGTGATGGCAAGGTTGTTGAGCACTTTGAGTTTAGAAAAATCACTGTTTTTAATGGTGACCAGATTCAGGGAATTGCTCCGTACAACGCTGATGAAAACAAGTCCTACACAGCCAAAGAAGCTGTAGACATCATCCTTGACAGAATGCGTGAAGCAGCCGAGCTTCGAGGTGTCAAGGCTCCTGAAATGTTTGGTATTCAGCTAGATGAAAACCAGAATCCACGCTGGATGCCTAACTATCGCGGAGAAGTTGATAGGATCCGACTACCACTCCGAGCAAACTTTGATAGCGATGAGTCTTGGTTTAATGCCATTACCCACGAACTAATCCACAGCACGGGTAGGACCAACCGACTTAACCGAGAAGAAGTTAAGAAGGCACTAGATGGAAACAGCAATGCCTACGCAGAAGAAGAGCTAACTGCCGAGCTAGGCTCCATGCTTCTATCAAAGATGTTTGGTCTTGACGCTGACCAAGATAACTCAATTAGCTACCTTCTTAGCCACATCAGAAATCTTGAAGGTGTAGATGGAGATAAGGCCGTGACTGATGCCATGACTAGGGCACAGCTAGCTGCCGACTACCTGCTTGGTAACGATGTTCTTCCTCAGTGGAACCCGCTGAAGACTAAGGTTGCCCCGACCCCGCAGTCAGTAAGAATGGCGTCTACTACTCCAGAAGACTCGAGCCTGAACCCAGATACCAACTCTGACTTAGTGGATGCACCTGCACTAGGGTTTGACCAAGCACCAGGCAAGAAGCCTTTCAACCGTGCTAAGTCAGTCTCTGACAGCAAGGACGCCAAAGAGCGAGTTCTGTCTGGCTTACTGGAAAAGATTAAAGAAGGTAAGGCCCCTTGGCGTAAGCCATTTAAGGATGACGCTAATTATGCTGGTGCATTTGTTCCTCGTAACCCAGCATCAAAGCACATCTACAGCGGTATTAACTCGATTGTCCTTCGACTGCACCAAGAGCTTGCTGGGTATTCTGATCCTCGCTGGATGACCTACAACCAAGCCACAGAACTAGGTGGTCAGGTTCGTAAAGGCTCTAAGGGTGTTCAAATTCTTGTTCCTTACAAGAGGGTCAAGAAAGAGAAGGACTCTTCAACCGGAGAAGAGAAGGTAACTGGTAGTTACGTAACATTTGGTGTAAAGACTGTATTCAATGTTGAGCAGATTGATGGCCTGAATCTGCCAACGGTTAAGGATGAAGCGGGCGAACCAAAAACTCCTCTAGAGTCTCAGGACTTCATTCTGGAACGCTACCAGAAGTCGATGGAAGCCAAGGGTCTGAAGGCTCCTAAAGTTTCATACACCTATGTCGGCGAGTACGGAAGCCACTCGTCCTCTCCGAACTGGAACCCCGCTTCTGACGTAATTACTCTTCCAACCAAGGAACAGTTCAACAGCCCAGAAGATATGTTTGACACTATTGCTCACGAGCTGGCTCACTCGACTGGACACAAGGATCGCCTTGACCGTACCGAACTAACCAAGAACTATGGGACAAGCAACGCAGCACGAGGCGAGGAAGAGCTTATTGCAGAAATCTCTGCAGCAATCCTAGCCAGCATGTTCGGCGTAAATAGCGACTTTGACAACACCGCGGCCTACGTAAAGAGCTGGCTACAGGCGCTACAGGATAACCCTGACATGGTTATGAAAGCCTCTTCTGAAGCTCAGAAGGTAGTAGACTATTTGCTAGGTATGGATCTGGGAGACTGGAGCCCTATCGAGGGTTACCGAGCATCAAACAAATCTAAATCAGATGGAGACTCAGATGAGTAAAGAAAAGCCTGACAT